TAAGACAAGTGGTTGACAAATATCTTGTGCAAGACAGAAGTTCTGGTGCATTGTATGAAACACCACAAGATATGTATATGATGATTGCGGCAACATTATTTGCAAACTATCCAAAAAAAACTAGGATGTCTTACATCAAAAAATATTATGACGCAGTGTCAACATTCAAAATTAATATACCAACTCCTGTAATGGCAGGTGTTAGAACTCCTATCAAGCAGTATGCTTCTTGTGTACTTGTTGACAGTGATGATACATTACCTTCAATTTTCTCAAGCGATATGGCAATTGGTTTGTATGTTGCCAGAAGAGCAGGCATAGGAATCAATGCAGGACGTATCAGAGGTATTAATTCTAAAATTAGAGGAGGAGAGGTTCAACACACAGGAGTCATTCCGTTCCTAAAAAAATTCGAAGCAACTGTGAGATGTTGTACGCAGAATGGTGTGCGTGGTGGAAATGCAACTGTTCACTTCCCAATATGGCATCCAGAGATTGAAGACATACTTGTATTGAAAAACAACAAAGGTACAGAAGACAACAGAGTAAGAAGAATGGATTACTCAATACAGATATCTAAATTGTTTTATGAAAGATTCATTAATGAAGAAGATATCACTTTGTTCTCGCCACATGAAGTTCCAGGTTTATATGATGCATTTGGCACAGATAAATTTGATGCTTTATATAAAAAATATGAGAAAGATGAATCCATTCCAAGAAAAACTATTGCGGCACAAGAACTGTTCGCAGACTTGTTAAAAGAAAGAGCAGAGACAGGTAGAGTGTACATAATGAACATTGACCACTCAAACAGTCACAGTTCTTTTTTAGATAAAGTTTCTATGAGTAATTTGTGTCAAGAAATTACTTTACCTACAACACCTATTCAAGGCATTGATGATGACAAAGGAGAAATTGCTTTATGTATTCTTTCAGCAATCAATGTAGGAAGCCTTAAAAATTTAGATGAGTTAGAAAACTTATGTGACTTGGCAGTAAGAGCATTAGATGAAATAATTGATCATCAGGATTATCCAGTTAAGGCGGCAGAAGTATCTACTAAAGCAAGACGTTCTTTAGGTATTGGTTATATAGGTCTAGCACACTATCTAGCAAAGAATGGTGTTAAGTATTCAGACAAAGAAGCATGGGCAATGGTTGATAGACTTTCAGAAGCATTTCAATATTACTTGTTAAGAGCAAGTTGTGATGTTGCAGAAGAAAAAGGTAAATGTGATTACTTCCATAGAACAAAATATGCAGAAGGATTATTACCAATAGACCATTACAAAAAAGAGATTGACGAAATAGTGCCACACAAACAACGTATGGCATGGGAAACATTAAGAAAAGATATTGCAAAATATGGTTTAAGACATTCAACATTATCAGCACAAATGCCATCAGAAAGTTCTTCCGTTGTTAGTAACGAAACGAACGGCATTGAACCACCAAGAGCAATACTTTCTATTAAGAAAAGTAAAAAAGGTCCATTAAAACAAATTGTGCCAGGGTATCCTACTTTAAAAAATGCTTACACTTTATTATGGGAAATGGGATCCAATGAAGGATATATTAAAATTGTTGCTATGATGCAGAAATATTTTGATCAAGCAATATCAGGCAATTGGAGTTATAATCCTTTGCAGTATGAAAACAACGAAGTGCCACTATCTGTTATGGCGCAAGATATGTTGTCAGCATACAAGTATGGTTGGAAAACATCATACTATCAAAACACTTATGATTTCAAAGGTGAAGAAGAAGACTTACAACCATCAGGCATTGAAGCAGAACAATATGTAAATGGTGAAGCACACGTAAACGGTGAAGCACACGTGAATGGCGAAGCACACGTGAATGGTGAATCTAAAGTAGAAGAACAACTACAAGATTTAGAAGATGGCGAGTGTGAGGCCTGTACAATTTAAATTAAAAAAATGGGAAAATTAGATAATTAAATTAGGTATGGCAAAAACAGTTTTTAATAGAGAAGATATAGATTTTACAAAAGAACCTATGTTCTTTGGTGCAGATCAAAATGTGCAGAGATATGATGTATTCAAGTATCCGCAGTTTGATAAACTGAACCAAACAATGCTAGGTTATTTTTGGAGACCTGAAGAGGTATCATTACAAAAAGACAGGGCCGACTATGCAAGTTTCAGACCAGAACAAAAACACATATTCACATCTAATCTAAAATATCAAACACTTTTAGACAGTGTGCAAGGTAGAGGTCCATGTTTGAATTTCTTGCCATATGTATCTAATCCAGAACTAGAAGGCTGTATTGTAACTTGGGACTTCTTTGAAACAATTCATTCAAGAGCATACACTCACATAATGAAAAATGTTTACCCTGATCCATCAGAAGTATTTGACACTATTTTAAATGACAAAGAAATTTTAAAACGTGCAGTATCAGTCACAAAGAACTATGACACTTTTGGTGAAATGGCACAGGATTGGGTAGTGCGTGGCAAAGGCGATATAGATGAATTAAAGAAACAATTATATCTTGCAATGGTGAATGTAAACTTATTGGAAGGTTTAAGATTCTATGTATCATTTGCTTGTACATTCGCATTTGGTGAACTTAAACTTATGGAAGGATCAGCAAAAATACTTTCATTGATTGCAAGAGATGAAGCAACACACTTGAACTTGTCTACTCACGTTATCAAAGCATGGCAAAAAGGTGATGACAAAGGTATGAGCAAAGTTATCAAAGGTCTAGACAAACAGGTTATTGAAATGTTTAAAAAGTGTGTTGAAGAAGAAAAAGCATGGGCAAAACATTTATTCAAAGATGGTTCGATTATTGGATTAAACGAAAAATTATTAGGACAATATGTAGAATGGATCTGTAACAAAAGATTAAGAGCATTAGGCTTTGATCCAATTTACGATGTTGGTGCAAATCAAAATCCTCTTCCATGGACACAGCACTGGCTATCATCAAAAGGTCTTCAAGTTGCTCCACAAGAAACAGAAGTTGAAAGTTATTTGATTGGCGGCATCAAGCAAGACGTTCAAAAAGGACAGTTTAAAAAGTTTTCTTTATAATGATTGATTACAACACAATGAATGGACTAGAAGTGTTAGTTCACTTACTCACATCGAAAGATGGAATATTTCTTTGGGCAATAATGGGGTTTGGATTAGCAGTCTTTCTTATCAGTCTACTTGTAGATAGAAATGACGACACTTCAAAGAACATTAAACCTGAAGATTACAATGCCCAAGTATAATTTAATCTGTAAAAACGATCACGAATTCGAAGGCTGGTTTGACAGCGAAAAATCATATCTAAAACAAAAGCAAAAAGGATTGGTTGCTTGTCCTATGTGTGACAACATCAGTATTCGCAGAGCAATTATGGCTCCCAATGTTAGCAGTAAAACCAAAGCCAAAGGCAAAAAACGTAATCAAGCATTCTTCAATAGTAGGTCAGCATTTAAACATTTAAAAACGTGGGTTGAAAAAAACTGTGAAAACGTTGGAGATAACTTTGCCCAGGAGGCTCGTAAAGCGTCTTTGGGAGAACGTGATGACCATATATACGGTAAAGCAACCGACAAAGAAATAAAAGAACTTCATAACGAAGGAATAGGAGCAATAGAGATACCAGATGTCAAAGATAACTAAAGCAGTTGTTTGGAGCAACGTTGGATGTTCATACTGTGAACAAGCCAAAAACTTACTCAAATCAAAAAACATTGAGTACGAAGAAAGAAATATTGCACATGGAACTTGGACTGTTCAGCAGTTGCAAGAAGCAGTGCCAGGTGCAAGAACTGTCCCTCAAATATTTGTAGACGATGCATATGTGGGTGGATACCAAGAATTAAAAACACTTCTAGAAAAGGAATCAAATGAGTGATATTAATGCAAATGATACCGTATCAATCAAGTTGATGAGCGGAGAGGAAATTGTTGCAAGATTCATTGAACATGATAGTGATTACATTACAGTTCAAAGACCTATGGCAATAGTTAATCTACCAAGTGGAGTTGGTCTAGGACCATTCATGTTTACTGTGCCACAGCATGGCGAATTCAAAATAGTAAAGAATAATGTTGTGACATGGGCAAAGACAGAAGTAAACATGGCTAAGAAATACGGTGAAGGCACAACAGGATTAAAATTATCTTAATGTCTAAAATAATAGGTATAGATGTTGATGGAGTATTACTCAAATGGGAAGAAGCATTTGACGACTTCATGACTGGACAAGGGTTGACAAAGAAAGATCAAGGACATTTTGACCTACGAAAACACTATCCAGATGTACCAGCAGAAGCATTAAACACATATATTTCTGTGTTCAATGAAAGTGCCTATATGAGATATTTAGAGCCTATGGATGGTGCTGTGGAGTATGTCACCAAGTTAGCAGAAGAGGGTTACAAGTTTTCAGTTGTATCATCTCAAACAACAAACAAAGTGGCAAACAGAGCAAGGGAAGACAATCTTAAGGAAGTTTTTGGTGATGTGTTTGAAGAGTTTGAATTTTTGGAAACAGGTCAAGGCAAGTATTATGCTCTCCAAAAATTTGATATGGAAACAATTTGGATAGATGACAAACCCGATAATGTTGAATCTGGCAAGGTTTTGGGTTTGGTTCCAATACTACTTGACCTACCACACAATAGAAGTTATAATAATAAACAAATGAACATCCAACGAGCAAATAGTTGGAAAGACATTTATGATATCATAAAGGAGAAACACAATGTCACAAACACATGACGAAATAAAACAAGCCTTTGAAAGTTATATCGCTGAATCAGAAGCCTTTGAAACAAAAGGTGTAAAAGCGGCGGCGGCGAGAGCAAGAAAGGCTCTTGGCTTACTAGGTAAGGCAACAAAAGTAAGAAGAAAAGAAATACAAGAGAAGAAAAACTCTATGTAATCATTCCGAATGGTTGCTTGATTTTAAAGGTCAAGCAACCGTTCTTTTCAAATTTTTTATAAATATTATCCTAAGGAAACAAAAGAAAACATATGGCAACAGGTAAAGTTAAATGGTTCAATTCCGCAAAAGGTTTTGGATTTATAACACCAGACATAGAGGGCAAGGACGTCTTTCTTCATATATCAGCACTTAAAGCCGCTAACCTTAAAGAGGTTATGGACGGTGAGGTGATTGAATACGAACTTAAAGAGTTCAGAGGAAGAGAAGTTGCTACCGATATCAAAGTTCAAAGATAATCTCCATTGACAACAAACTGATAATGTGCTATGTTTATAACATGGCAATTAAAGTTAAAAAAGATAAAATGGTTATCACAGACTTCCAACACTATTGGAAAAGTAAAACTGACAAAGGTCATGAGTTTACTTTCGCACATGGTAAGGAATTCAAAGACGTTAAGACATTTACCATACAAGTTGAACACAGCGACAAAGTAAGAAACACAGATGGTAGATGGTCGCCAGTCAAGTCTTGACAAACACATAAAAATCTGTTTAAATACACTGTAGGCGTTGAAGTGTGTGTAATACACTTTTGGGACGTCGGGGCAGTACCGACCACCTCCACCAAATTCGCTCATTTGAAATAGTCTGGTTTATTTCGAGGGGGTGATATAGGTTCGACCGGAGCATAAAAGCACATGGAGTTTACCAGTTGATCTCTGTAAAGGATCTTTTACAAATGCTAACGCATTTAAACCAGAAGTGACAGTTCCAGTCAGCATATTCGCTGATGCGGAATTGGTTGCCGCTTAATAACCGGCCACTTGGCGGAGTAGACTAGCCGGGCAACAGAAATAGTCAGGTGTGGGAGTTTCGACTCCCACACTTTTAACACATCTTATAACTTATCTTTGCACAGAACTTCACACATTAACAATCTAAATAATATTGTGAAAGGAGTCTATTATGCCTAGACCCAAACGCAAAGTCACACTATTTGCAAAGTGGAAGAAGAAGGCTCCTAAGGTGCCTGATATTACCTGTCCGTTGATAGATGATGTGCTGTCTAGAATAGATAGACATCAGGACAAGGATAAAGTCATCACAAAATACCAATGGAATTTAATTCACAAACGAATGGAACAACTTCGTACTGACAATGAATTGTTAAGAGACAGTGGCAGATATTGGTACGATATCTGCAAGAACAACTTTAAAATTATAAAAAGGTAAATTATATTATGTGGAAAGTTATTATAATTGTATGCACACTTGGAAATCCATGTGTTGTAATGGAAGAAGATCCAGTTAAGTTCTACAAAACTAAAAGCGAATGCATGGCAAACGCATCTGTAAAGTTTAGCGAAGTAACCACATCATTTCAAAGTTATGGTTTTCAAATAGAAAGTGCTAATTTTGAGTGTGAACAAGACAAGAATAGCATATAAAATCCAATAAAATAGCGACTTTTTAGTGCTTGACCCTAGGTCAAAAATACTATATAATATAGGTATGAATAAGGCACAGTCTAAAACAAAACAGTCTGATACTAGAACTACGGGTTCTAAAATCAAATCATTTCTTACAAAACTATTGTTAGTTTCTCTAGTGATAGGACTAGCATATGGCTTTGGTACATTCAAACCTAATCCCTACGTTGTAAAGAAAATTCAAAAAGAAGAAGATTTAAAAATGGTTCAATTGGCAAAAGAATTTGGTTTGCATGAACCTGATTACACATACAAAGATAACGCAGGATTTGTCCTAGCAACAAACAAATGTATAGACTACCTAAATTGGACAACTGCTTCTGATCAAAGAATTCCAAGAGACATATTGGTTGCAATGGCTGTGGTAGAATCTGCTTATGGAACAAGTAGATTTGCAACAGAAGGCAATGCACTATTTGGTGTAAGAACTTGGGACGATAATGTTCCACAGATGAAACCTTTAGGAATACCTAATGCGAAATTTGGTGTAAAGAAATACAAAACAAAATGTCAAAGTGTAGCAGATGTTATTGACATATTGAATAGACATCCTGCTTATGAAGAGTTCAGAGTTGAAAGAACAAAACAACTTGATTCAGGTGATATAGACTATGCAAAATTGGTAAATGGACTTAAGGCTTGGAGCACAAACGACCAATACTCCATTATTATTTTGGATAAAATTAAATCATTAAACGCCAAAAAGTAGTTTGACAATCATAAATTAATCATATAGTATATTAAGATGGGATTTATACAGATACCTTTGAAGAAAAGAATCAAACGCAAATTGGCTAACACAAAGTCTTTGCGAGAGGCCCAAGCAAAACACAGACAGTGGTTGAAGGAGAGAGGTTTGGACAAGTTGAAGCCTAGGAAGAATACAAGTGAACCCCTTACCTTTGAGCCTATTGAAGAAAGAACAGGTGTGCCACTAGGCAATAAAATTCCTGTGAGTGGTGGTAAGAAGCAAGAGCCTATTTTTTATTCGGGTAAACGTAAATTGATTGGTATTGCAACAATGCACAAAAGCAATCAGGTTCCTGTGTTTGCTGATGATGACGATGTGTCAGGCAGAAAAGCGGCAACTGAAATTACATTAATGAAAGGTAACAAATGAACCTACTTAGATTTGCAATACTCGTGATAGCATTTACAATAATATTATTAAGTTATATTGTGTATCAACAACAAATAATGATTAATGAATTGTTTGGTGATATGACAGACTTAATGGAGATAATGATACTATGGTTAGAACAACAAGGAATAGTTCCGGAGAATCAGGGGACAGAGATATAGAAGAAGTCTGGAACTGGTATTGTTTCGACTGTAAGTGGAAAGGTGTCGCACAAGAGTTGGCACAGGACGAATCATTAGAAGAATGGTGGTGTTGTCCTAATTGCGGTGGCACTAACATTGAAGACTTAGGATGGCATAAAGGAGGAGAAAAATGGACTTCGAACATGGATTACTAATGTTTTTCTTAGGCATACCTGCCTCAGTTTTAATACTGAGTGGTATCATATATTTCATTGGAATAACAGAAAAGCAGGAGACAGATGAAGATACCCAAAATAAATTTTAGTTTTGATTGGCTCAAAAAAGCAGAGTTGATTGAACTTAAGGATATAGACATCAGTAAAGATCCTATAAGACCTGATCTGCCTGTTGCGTGGCGAACAAATCATGGTAGAAAAATGTTTGGTCTCAAATATGGAAAAGACTTGATGGCTGTGATGTGTTTCGCATACACGAATGAAGTACCAAAGACTTTGTATGAATTAGACAAGTTGAGTGAAGTGGCACATTTGGAGTCCGTGCATAGGGTAGGACAACAAGGCAAAATAGCAGTGGCATATACAGTCTGGAGTTTGAAAAAAGGTGGCGGTAGAATGATTGTGAACGAAGTTCATAAAATGATTACAAGTTCCAACCATCTTACTAGACTGGTCACATTAAGTCCATTGACAGAAATGGCTGAAAAATTTCATAAAAGAAATGGTGCCAAATTATTACAAAGAAATGTTTGGTCGCAAAATTTTGAATACACATTGGATAAGTAAGGATGATGATTACATACACAGTGATAGAGGGAATTCACACAGACCCAAACAAAATGGACACTATAGATCCTACTACCAAAAAAACCTATGGTCCATATCTAACAGAATCACAAGCAACAGAAATGGCAACAAGTTTAATACAAAAAAACGTGGACAACTTTTATCATCGTGCTTGGGTACAATCTAGAGAATCAAAAGAAGATATTACCGCATTATTCAATGGTGCGTAATATATTTTGGTAATATTGGTGCAAAAAGCCAATAAACACACCAAAAATAAAGTACCAAAACACTTGACTATTTTTCCAAAATCCTATATACTATACACTTAAACAGAGGAGGCTTATGAAAAGGCACTTACAAATAATAATGGTATTAGCGATGGCATTCGTTTTATCTGCTTGTTCAGGTAGAATGGTAAACTTGCCAGTCGAGAATACAAAAGCAAAGAAAGTACCTGCTTGGTATCTTGACCATGAAGACACTGGTAAAGAGGGTTGGGTATTAAGAAAAGGATATTACTATGCGGTAGCAGTAGCAGTATCTCCTGATATGGAAATGTCTATGAAGAAGGCAGTTCTTAAGGCAAAGGCTAAAATCACTGACAGAATTAATGGTGAGATGAACAATCAGACATCTATCATTTACACTGAAAAAGGTGCGCCTGAGTCTATGACAGGTATGGTTGAGTCGAAAGACAGCATTGTGAACATGATTAAACAGACAGTTCTTAGAACTTATTCTGTGGACAGAAAGTTGACTATGTTTAATACAAGCAAAAACAACTATAGGTCTTTTGTATTAGTAAAAATATCTAAGAAAGATGTTGAGGCTATTGTAAAATTAGTAGAAGCAAAGAATTCTATTAAGTTATCTAGTAAAGTTAAAAGCACAATAGATAAAACTTCTGCAAAAGTACTTAAACAATCTGAGTAAGGATAGATTATGCTGAAACGAATCATATATCTATCACTACTCACGGTTGGGATGGTCCTTGCATATCAATCTGTTGCAAGTGCAGGTGGTCCTTGGAGCGACCAATATTGTAATGCACAGACAGAAACAGTCATTATAAAGAATACCAAAGGTGAAATAGTTGATAAGAAGACTGTGGAAACTATGGTGTGTGATGATGGTGCAAAGGATTTCTTAGCATATAGTGGTATAGCAAAAGAATGCAAAGAGTATTGGTTCGATATGTATATCGCAAACGAATGGATAAGGAAAAAAGGATATGTCTGTCAAAAATTTGATGGCTCTTGGGAAATGGTTAATCCTAGGCAGTAGTCTATTATTAACTGCCTGTAGTTCTACTAACCTAGAAAAAACAAAGAGTCTATCTAGTCAGAAGAGTGTAAGTCACAACTATACACACGCAGGAACAGGTGTAGAAGTGTGGTATAACTTTGTAAGAAACAATCTTGGCAAGTTGAGTAAAGAAGATAGAGCAAAGCAAGACAAAGCAGTATTCTTTGCACTAGACAACTTGGAGGAAGGCAAAGTGGTTAGTTGGCACAATATGGACCATGATACACATGGATTCGTTAAAATTGTAGCAAGTTATCCGCATGGCAGTGGTTATTGCAGAGTTGTGTTTACACAAATTAAAAAGAAGAGTAAAACTAGGGACTTTAAAGAGACAGCCTGCAAAGATGTTGCATATCAAGGCTGGCAATTTATAAGGGATTAACCGATAAATATATAAACTTTAAAAGGAGTTTATATGTTATTTGGTTTATTGACATTTCTAGTAGCCATAATCATATCAAGTGTAGCAATTTATTATTCTGTTGCGGGACTTGTGGCGATATTTGCCGCGGCGGCTGTGCCGATTATCATAATGGGTACTGCCTTAGAAGTAGGTAAACTTGTCACCGCAGTGTGGCTCCATAGGTATTGGAGCAGAGCAACATGGTGGTTAAAGACATATTTGTCCGTTGCAGTGGTTGTATTGATGTTCATTACATCAATGGGTATATTTGGATTCCTTTCTAAAGCACACGTCGAACAAAATTTAGCCAGCGACACAGTCACATCTAGAATAGAAATATTGGAAGGCAAGATACTTGCTGAAGAAAAATATATTGAAAGACAAAATCAAGTATTAGAAAGAATTCAAAATAAAGATAGTAGTGGTGTTAACAGGTTCAATCAAGACATAGCAATAGAACAAAAGAAGATAGACGATGCTTATGCTAGAATAGAAGTGCTAGATGCTGACGTAGAAGCATTCACATCACGTAATAAGGGATTTGGTGGTACTGGTAGAGTCAAACAAGGACTGGAATTAAGAGAAAAACAAGGACCAGAACGTGAAGCACTCATGCTTCAAATTGAGAAAGCATCACAAAAGATAGACGAGTTAAGAGCGAAAAACGATGCATCACTAGATGGCATTGAGGTACAGATACAAATAGCAGAAAAAAATATATTTGATGCAACAGGCAGAATTGATGAACACCTATTAGCAATAGAACCTTTAAAAGGTCAAGTAATGAAATTAGAATCTGAAGTAGGTCCAATTAGATATATTGCAGAATTTGTGTATGGCGATGAAGCAGATAGAGACTTATTAGAAGAAGCAGTGAGATGGGTTATTATTACAATTATATTTGTGTTTGATCCACTTGCAGTATTATTGTTGATTGCTTCGCAGTACACATTCCGTTGGAGATATATTGACACAGGTGGTAAGCCAGCGCCTAGTAAACCAACTCCACCAACTACACCTAAGGCACCAACACCTGCTCCTACACCAATGGGTGGTCAGAGTCTAACAAAGATAGTGGAGAAACAAAAAGAGGTTAAAAGCAAACCACTCAGTTTATCCAAGATATCTAATGCAAAACCTATAGTGCCTAAAGCACCAGTAGAAAAAACTTTGCATGAAGAACTAATGGAAGGTTTCGAGAAGGAACAAAAAGAACGTGAAGCAGAAGAACAATTAGAAAGATTCAAGCAAAGAGAAAAAGAAGAAAAAGAAGCATTAGAAGAAGTTGCTCGTAAGGCCAGGGAAGAAGAAGAAGTTGATTACAATAAAGTAGAAGAACAAATTAAAACTTCATTAGAAACTATTGAAAAAGAAACAGTAAAACCAGGACTTACTTCCGCTGGCTTAACTTTAGGAGGTCAAATTCCTAAAGAACCAGAACCACCTATGCCATTGGAACAATGGAATAAGATGATTGAAGAAGCAGAGAAAGAAGTTGCTAAAGAGGATCCAAAAAAAAAGACTTCAAACTACATAATGAGAGCAGAGACGGGCGACAAGCAAGTGAAGATCAAGGACAGGGTGGAAGAATAAAACCAAATCTCACTGAAGTAGTATATCCAGAATCATACGTTCAAAACGAAGAACAATCTAGTAAATCACATTGGAAAAAATTGTACGAGTAATTGCATAATTATTTGTATGCCAAAACTGAATTTAATCACAGAGCCTGACAAGTTGCATAACGAGAACACCAGTGTATTGCTTATCAATCCTGCTGAAAGTGTTAAGCATGATTTCAATGAAAGAGCAAAACAATTTAAAAAAGATGTGAATGTTTATATGTTCGAAGTTAAAGATCCAGATGACCAACAAAACTTAAAATGGTTAATTGAAATCGTAAATTCTGTTGATGTAATAATATTTGATGTCAACGGCACATTCAAAGACAGATGGTTGATAGGTTATGTGTTGAACAAAACAAATTGCTATTACATATGGAACGGGAGCAGTGCTTTTGAATTCAATTTGATTAACAATAACAGAGTGTACGATTTAGAATTTTTGCCAAACAAAATTAAAGAACTGGAGAACAAATAATGCCAATGAAAGCCGATCTATGGTTTCCAACTGTGATATGGAACGATCACCTGAAAGATGTGAACAATATTGAATTGAAAGATTATGTAGAAAAACTTGCTGAAGAAGATAAAGAAGGCAAAGTAGCATCTAACTATGGCGGTTGGCAAAGCAAGTCTTTTGAAATATTGGATCAAAAGCCTATAGCAATTGAAAGATTCATGCACTCACTTCAGAGATGTATTAACGAATGTACCAAAATGGCAGGTATGCCTGACCTTATAATTTCTGATTATTGGTGGAATATTAACTATCATAAAGATTACAACCAACCTCACAATCACCGAGACAGTATGTTGAGTGGTGTGTACTATATAGATGTGCCTGAAGATTCAGATTCCAAAATACACTTTGACAGAGAGGACGAAGCACAATATTATCTACCTAGATTGATGCCACAACGCAATCAAATCACCGCAGTAAGAGCCACTTACACTCCAGTCAATAACGGCATATTAATATTTCCTAGTTGGGTGATACACTATGTGGACGGTAATAAGTCGCAGAAACCAAGAATATCTATGAGTTTCAATACAAGCATCGCGGCAACTGAAGCCAACAATGAATTGGCTAAGATGAACGGCTATCCACCATTGACACAAAATGAGTAGTGTGTTATTATGCTTTAGATGGCAACGTCTAAACAAAAACAAGTTCTAATTGAAAAAATCAAAAACGAAAGAAAGTTTTATGAACTTAGGTTCGAAGCCTATGGCGGTGAAGCAGTCATGGGACACGTTACCAAAGATGCATACAACTATTGGAGCAAAAGACAAGACAAGTTAGGCGAGTATCTTGCAGAGTATAGAGATATGAATATGCTTAATAAAGTTCCAAAAAAAGCACAATTAGAAAGAGATTGGTATGAGCATGATGATATCACACACGTCAGCGGTTGTGAATTATCAGAGTCATGCACATTGTATATTGACCAATATGATAAGGACTTTAAATTTGAGGACACAATACATTCAATACCTTTGGAGTATGAAAAGTTAGGCAAGTATGGAATCAAATGTATCGAAACTGGCACTTTTGATGCCGATCATTATGCTGTAGAGAACAAGCATTATCTATTTGGTCAAAGTTTCGAAAAAGGTGTTTGGTACACTGAGGAAAAGATTAAAGGTGGACCACACGGATTAAAATTAAATCAATTACATCTTGAATATCAAAATATTGAAGGCTGGCCCGTTATTTGCCATGTTGAATATGAAGGATTTCAATATCATCTACAAGCAGATACCAGAGGTAAATCATTTACTATTGAAGTTAGAGAAGGGTATAATAGCAAAGATTTTGGTAAAAAAGATACAAAAAATATATGGTTAGACTCTTGATTTTTTATAATGAGTTATTATATAATATAGTATCACAGTATGTGATAAATAGAAGTGTAAGTTGCTTGGATAGGACTTACATTAAATTAACTTGCTTAATAAGGAGGAAAAGCGATGACAAATAAAGCACTATCTATATTCAATCAATTAAGACCAGTAACAGTAGGATTCGACAATGTGTTCGATCATTTTGAAAGAATGTTCGAAAATGACATTTATAGAATGCCTTCTGCTACAAACTTTCCACCATACAACATAGTGAAGACTGGTGAATACACTTATGACGTGGAACTTGCACTTGCAGGTTTTTCAAAAAACGACATAGATGTAGAGTACAAAGACAATATGTTGACTGTAAAATCTAAGGAAAAGGATAAGTCCGAAGCCAAAGATACAGACGGTGTACTTCACAGAGGTATCAGCAAGAGATGGTTTTCAAAATCATTTACTATTGCTGATGATGTAGAAGTAAAGGGAGCAGAACTTAAAGATGGTTTGCTAAAAATATCTATGGAACGTATAATTCCAGAAGGTAAAAAAGCAAGAACTATTGAAGTTAAGTAACTTTGAATATGGTAGGGTGGCAACACCCTACCTAACTTAAACAAGTAGGAATAATGACAACAGATTTAGAAGTAAAAGTAGATTCGAAAGTAAAGGCACTGACAAAGGAACCAGAAAACTATTCAGTGATATTGTTAAATGATGATGTGACTCCAATGGATTTCGTCATTGAATTGCTAGTCAAAATATTTAGACACACACCAGAAACAGCAAAAGACCTTACAATCAAAATCCACAACGAAGGTTCGGCAGTGTGTGGTGTATATACATATGAAATAGCAGAACAAAAAGGAACAGAAGCAACCAATGAAAGTAGAAGCAGAGGTTTCCCTTTACAAGTAAAAATAGAATCTGAATGAGCCTAAAAGAATTAACCAAAGAAGTACACAAACAAGCAGAAAGACAAGACTTCGTTCATGAACTTATGTCAGGCAAAATGTCTGATGAAATGTATGCCAAGTTTCTTTGGAACCAACACGCAATATACAATTTGTTAGAAGCCTGTGCAATGGCAAACAGTCTATTCAATGACTTTCCAACTGTGCGTAGAGCACCAAAAATATTAGCGGACTTTCAAGAATTATGGAAACAGTCTGAGAATCCTGCATTAACTGAATCTACTGAAAGATATGTTAGACACATTTTTAATATCAAAGACGATCCTGAAAAACTAATGGCACACATCTACGTTAGACACATGGGTGACTTATCCGGTGGTCAAATGATTAAAAAGAGAGCACCTGGCAAAGGCACAATGTATGAGTTTGATTGTGATATTAAAGAAACAAAAGAAATAATAAGATCAAAAACAAATGACAGCATGGCAGAAGAAGCCAAACTGTGTTTTGAATACGCAACAGAACTATTCAAGGAATTGTATGCCGAGAAAAAAGAGACTGACCAGCAAGTGGGATCTGATCAAAATTAAAGTATTAGAAGACGAAATAAAATATTTTAAAAGTTGTATTGAAGAACACGATACAGGACATATCTACACAACAATAGATGCATTAGAAACAAGATTAAAATTACTTAAAGGAATTGAAACTGATGATCCTTTCATTTATCATAGAACGGATCCTAATTTGATATGAGTTACATTTGGGACACATTAATAGACTGCCAAGAACAAATTATTAAAGAATTTGATTCAAGAGGCAAAGAGATTCAAGAAGAAGGAATGAGTCAGTTTAATCAACCAGACAACGGTTGGATCAACAGAGTTTGGCAAACAGAAGATTGTAGACGTTGCCATATAGATGTAGTAGATGCTAGAGAGTCGAAGGGATTGTGGATGATGCACGTGTGCATTTTTCCTAATCTTACAAACAACGGTCCTATATATGGCTTTGATGTCATTGCAGGTAAAAACAAAATGACGGGCGCCTTTCATGACTTTTCAAAAAGTTCAGGTGGTGAAGCACACCCTTTGATAGATTGGTTTAAAGAAGCAGTGGAAGAATTTGTACCTAGTAAGAAAAGAGAATTACCTCAGTGGGCATTGAACATATTCAGTGGTTCTATGATTGCGGCGGGTAATGTAAACACTGATGAAGAATCAAAAGCCATAGTAGATTTAGCAGTGAACAATTTAAAAGTTTATTTTGATTCAATAGGTGAATACAACAACACAGCAAATAAAGAAGAAACAATAGAAGCACAAAACTATTATTGTCATAATCAACAACAAAATCCACACACACCAAGAGTAATGAAATCGCTTGGACTAAAAGAAGAAGATGTAGAACTGTTCTGTACAGATGCATTGTTTCCAAAAATAAAATAAAAAGCCAAGCAATACGCCTTTTCTAACAGTTTGACACATTGTATCATTTGTGTTATTATATAGATATGTTACACACAATAGATGATATAAAAATAAAACTAACTGCCATGAAGGTTAAAAGTATGGAAATTGAAAAAG